ACGGCGGCGACGACGCGACCGGCGTCGCTGGCGATCCGTTCCATCCGTTCGAGACGATCGATGCCGCGCTCGACGCGACGACCGGCCCGACCGTACTCCACCTTGGCTTCGGGGCGTTCGACCCGATCACGGACGACCGCAACGGCTCGATCGTGAACGTGTCATCGAAGCTGCGCAGCGATCTGTGGTTCAAGGGCTCGAAGAAGCCGACGCTCGACGACTGGACGACGCCGACGCAGCTGGTCAACGGGACCATCATCAAGGGTCGGCTGAACTTCCATTCGACGCGACACAACATCCGGGTCAGTGACCTCGGCATCGACGTTGGCTCGGCTGTCTGCACTGCGTTGTTCAGCGGCACCGCGCAAGAGGGCCTCCTGTTCAACAACATCCCGCAGACCGTTGCGCTCGCGCAATCGCGCCGGCCGAGTGTCAGCAACGTCATCGTGCTGGCTAAGACGGCCTCCTCTGCAGTGCATGCGTTCCTGCTCGAGAACTGCATCGACTATGACGTCGACGGCCTCGAAGACTACTACGGCACGCACGGCTGTGTGATCAAGTCGATACGTGGATCGATCAATCGCGTCATCTCGCGCGGCCACAGCACGAGCGCGTTTCTGTGGAAAGATGGCGGCGGCGCAGCGAACGTCGGCCCGTGCCATGACGGCACTGCGACCAACCTGGTCGGTGGTTCGTTCGGGTCTGGGGATACGCCAGTCGGCCTGCGGCTCGAGACGGGCAGTGCGAACACCACGAAGAACTTTGGCATCAGCGGTGTGTCGCTGAGCGGCATTGCGACCTACGACTTTCAGACCATCAACCCGGACGGCGGAACCGGATCGCCGCTTGTCTCGAACATCCATGTCGATGGGCTTGTCACCGACAACGGCGAGATTCGCACCGACATCGTTGCTGGCACCGACACGAAGTCGATCTTCATTAACGGGCAGTGCTTGTTCGGTGAGGTGGTTGCGCAGCTCTCGCTCTCGGACCTCACCACGTCACTGACGACGGGAACGACAAAGGCCTACCTGCGGGCGCCCTATGCGTTCAAGCTCACGAACGTGCGGGCCTCGGTGCTCGGCGCGAGTTCGTCGGGGCTGGTCACCGTCGACATCAACGAAAGCGGCGCGACGGTGCTGAGCACGAAGCTCTCGATCGACGCGAGTGAGAACACGAGCGTCACCGCCGCGACTGCTGCGGTGATCAGCGATTCGGCGATTGCCGACGACGCGCTGCTGGAGTTCGACATCGACGCCGCCGGCACGAGCGCCGAGGGGCTGATCGTGACGCTCTATGGGTTGCGGGTGTGACGTGCTGATCAATCCGTACCGCTATGCATCGTCTCCGCTGGATTCGTACACGTCGAATCTATGGGCGGCGTACTCGCTCACGCGCCTGCTGACGTCCTACACCGGCCCGCTCATCCGAGTGCGTCGGAGCAATGACAACGCCGAGCAGGACATCGGTTATTCGGGTCTCGCGCTGGACACGGCGGCCCTCGCGACGTTCGTCGGTTCGAACAGTGCGTTCGTGAAGACGGTCTATGACCAGTCGGGCGCCGCTCACGACCTGACCCAGACCACGACGGCGAAGCAGGCGCGCATTGTTAACGCGGGCGTGTACGACGCGAAAGGATTTTTCGACGGGTCAAACGACTCGATGGTCACGCCAAATTCCAGCGGCACGAACACCGCCTTTCACATTTTCATGAAGGGGAAGATTCGCTCGGAGGGCAGCGTGCGCGTGATCTGCGAGCAGAAGAACCCTGTCACCTATCCAGGCGCACTTCTGTTCACGAACTTCGACAGCGGCAACATCCTGCAGGCTGCGACAGGCCAAGATTCGACGAGTGCCGACCGTGAGCAGACATCGGCTTCAGCATCGTCAGGCTTCGCTGCAGGCGGCGTGCTTGACATCCTGTGGGATCGCACGCAATCGCCGGGAAGCGCGGCCGTCAAGTTCGGTCTGAACGGATCGGTGCAGTCTGCGAACACGCCGGCCGGATCGAACACAACGGCCTTTTCGCCAACGACGTTCGAGGCCGTGCCCTGGTATCTCGCCTCGCGCGGTGACTCCTCTCTATTCAGCGACCTCGATCTGGTGACGTGGGTGATCTACGAAGCCAGCAAGGCCAGCGACCGTGCAGCGATTGCTGCAGCGATTGCCTGATCATGGTTGCACTCGTCTACCCGGATTCGCTGCCCTGTCCGCAAAGCTCGCCGTACGTTCGAGCCGAACGTCGCGCTCTCTCGGCCCTGCCTGGGAAGCGTCGATCTCGCACCTTGTGGCGCGATCGTTTGGGAACCGAGCAGGTGCAGTTCCTGCTGACGTTCGAAGAGACGCTGATCTGGCGCAATTGGTTCGACAACGAGCAGTTGAACGGGGGTGCCTGGTTCTTCGCGTCGTGGCGATTGCCGTCGGGGCGAGAGGGTGTCTATCGTTTCGTCGATGCCCCGAGCTATCCGGAATTCATCCCGCCTGTTGGCTGGCGCGTGACTGCGACACTCGAGGTTCGGGGCCGAGGCATGGCGCCGCAGTCGCACCAACCGCCTGAGATTGATGGCGATGTCGCGATGCTGCTGCACTTCGACGTGGACGAGCCGTTCGTCGATTCCTCGTCGAATCACTACTCGGTCGCGACGTTCGGTGGTGCGTTCTCTGATGACGCCGGCGCGCTGTTCGACGGATCGTTGACAACCGACGGGAGCGCCGGCAGCCGGTGCGAGATCAGCGGGCCGCTGTTGCAGATTCCTCCGAACGTCGAATTCACGCTGGACATTGCTCTCAAGTTCGGGTCGTTCAACAACGGCCTGCAGGTGCTTGGGAACCCCACGACGGGGACATCGTCAACCTACCTGAAGCAGACCGTCGACGGCCTGTCATTTCGCTACGCCGGCGGATCTGATCAATCGCTCGGTGCAGCAGCCGTCGACACATGGCATCGGGTACGAATCTGCTTGTCGATGGCCGGCACGCCCACGCTCTATGGTTTCTTGGACGGCAACCTGGTCTACACCGACACAACGACGGGTGTCGCTGCTGGCACTGAGTCGGATGCATGGTTCATCGGCACCAAGAGTTCCAATCTCCCCCTCGACGGGCAGATCGATGAATTGCAGTTGAAGCTGAACGTCTGCGAGTCGACGTCGAACTACACCCCTAGCGGCGAACCGTTTCCGAACCCATGAGCATCACCAAGCACGGCGTCACGTTCGAGGACGCATACACGGAAGCGGCAGCGGTTGCCTACGCCGGCCGCGCGATGCTGAATTGCTACTCCATCGAGCATCCGCTGCTGCCCGAGATCATCTACTTCGTCGATGACCGCCAGGACTTCGTTGCCATGGTGCCAGGCGTCACCGACCCGGTGACTTTCGAAGCGTGCAAAGTGCGAACCGGGCGCCCCGAAGAGTCGGACCAGGCGGCGACGCCTCAGATCAGGCTCGAGGTCGACAACATCACCGGCGCGATCAGCGACCTGCTCGACATCATCCGCGGCTCGCCGCAGTACACGTGCATCGTGACGAACTACCTCTACGCGAGCGACAACACCACGGCACCAGTGGTGACGCCGCCGGAGGTGATGGAGGTCACCTCGGCGTCGTACGACGAGAACAGCGCGGTTCTGTCCGGCTCGTTCGGCGATGCAGGCAATCGTGCAATACCTCGCCTGACCTTCAAGCGGTCGTTCTATCCAGCGCTGAGCCGCATGTCATGAGGCACTGGGCCTTCGACCTCATCGGCCAGCACTGGCGCCGTTCCGGCTGCTGGTCGTTCGTGCAGCATGCGTGCCAGGTGCGGCACGGCGTTGCGATGCCCGAGCTCGCCTCGATGAGCGACATCCTCCGCGCCTGGCTGCCGCACACCGGCGCGCCGAAGGAAGACGACATTGTGTCGATGCGCGGCCCCAAGGGGCGACACGCCGGCGTGATCACGTGCGCGGACGGGCGGCTCGGCGTGCTGCACGCGGACACGGTCATCCTCTTCGAGACGCTCGATGACTTGCGACGCTCCGGCTATGGTGATTTCGTCTTCTGGGGGCGCGCATGACCGCTCGGGCTAGAACGATCCACGTGCCCGGCATGGCGACGTCCGAGTGGCGCGTCATCGCTTCAGGCGTGCCGTTGGCTGATCTGCAGCCTCGGTCCGATTCGCCGCAAGTGCTGGTGCTGGTCCTGCGCGTCAACGGGGAATACCGGCTGCGCCGAGACTGGGGCCAGCTGGTGCAGGACGGCGATGATGTCGAGTGGGTGATCGATCCGCCAGGCGATCGCGAGACGTTCCGAACCGCGCTGCAAGTGGCTGCGATCGCAGCTGCTTTCATTGCGCCCGAGTTCGCACCGTACATCGCTGCTGCGAACGTCGCCTACAACCTGCTCGTGCCGCTGCGGCAGCCCGATCCGGGCGAGGCCGCGAAGCAGGTCTTCTCCGCATCGGTTGCGGGCAACGTGGCGCGTCTCGACGACCCGATCTGGCGCACGGTCGGCATCGACAAGATCACCCCGCCATTCGCCGCGCCGCCCTACTCCGAGTTCATCGACGACGACGGCGACAACGTCGACAACCAGCAGTACTTCTATGCGCTGCTTGCCGTCGGATATGGGCCTTACGACCTGCTCGCGGAGTTCCTCGGCAAGACACCGATTGGGCACTACCAGGACGTGCTGGTGCACCGCCTGCTCGCGCCTGGTGAGCAGCCGTCGACGGTGTCTGGCGCCGTGTGGCCATCGCAGGACATCGGGAATTTCGAGCTCGAGGCGAAGCTGCCGACCGGCTCGTACACCGCATGCCCACCGACGCGCAAGGTCAGTCACATCGGCGTCGACATCGTCGCCCCGGAGGGTCTCGGCTTCACGGATGACGAAGGCGACATCCACGACGTCACCGTGAACTGGATCGTCCAGATCCGCGAGATCAACGACGCCGGCGCGCCGATCGGCAGGTTTCGCACCATCGGCACAGAGGCGCGCAGCCTGCAGACGAACAGCATCCAGCGCTGGTCGAGCAAATACGAGGTGAGCCCGCCTGCGCGCGTGGAGTGCCGAGTGGTGCGCACGAACGAGACGATCACCGCACCGAACGTGCGCGACAAAATCAACTGGGTCGGTCTGCGCGGCTACTCGAACGAGCCGGCCCCGCTCGACCCGGACACCTCGCACTACGAGGTCGTCGTGCGCGCCTCGAAGAACCTGTCACAGCAGAACCAGGCCGACATCAGCCTGATCGTGCAGGGCAAGGTCCGGACGTGGAACCCTGACACCGGCTGGAACTGCGAGCTGCACGATTACGACAACTACGTCGCGGACCGATCGCCGGCCTGGGCCCTGGCAGATCTCTGGAGCGACGACGTCTGGGGCGAAGCGCTGCCGGATGAACGGATCGATCTGCAAGGGCTCTACGACTTCTCGCTGAAGAATGCCGCGCGGCAGGACCGCTGTGACTACACCTTCTCGAGCACGACCGACGCCTGGTCGGCATCGCAGCTCATCGCTGGCGCTGGCCGGGCCCGGGTGTTCCGCCGCTACGGTGTGCGCACGCTGCGGCGCGATGAGCTCGCCACGCTACCCGAGACGGCATTCACCGCGCGCATGTGCGTCGCCGGCACGAAGATGGTCGGCGACGAGACGCTGCCGGGCTCTGATGCGCCCGACGGCATCATCGCGGAGTTCAGGAACAACGCGAAGTGGGACACCGACTTCGTCGAGTGCCCGTGCCCAGGCGTGGTGTCGATGGAGCGCCCGATCTTTCAGCAGTTCCCCGGCGTGCAGGGCCGGACGCATGCGCGGCGCGAGGGGCTGTATCAGGCGGCGAGCATGGCGCTGCGCCAGCGCCGGGTGAGTTTCCAGACCGAGATGCAGGCCGTGCTGACCTCGTTTCTCGCGCCGGTGAAGTGGGTGCCGCAGATCATGCGCTACGCGACGACCGGCGACGTTGCCTTCTGGAACGAGAGCACGCTGGTGATGGGCTTGACCGAGCCTATCGACTTCACGACGACGCCGGTCTATCTCCAGCTGCGACGCGACGACGGCACGATGACCGAGCCGGTTGTCGTGACGCCTGGCGCGACGCCCTACGATGTCGTGCTGCCCGAGGCGCCCGACTTCGCCCTGATCCTCGACGACGGAACGCGCGAGCGGCCGGTCTTCATCGCTGGCCCTGCTGGCTCGTCGCTCATCATCAAGACCGGCGCGATCACCGACGGCGGCCGCAGCCCGAAGGGGGCGCAGTACTACAACATCACGGCGATCATCGACGACGACACGGTGCACACCGTCGACAACCCCTACCTGCCGGGCCCTGGCGACGAGCAAGATCCGATCGGCTTGCCGACCGATGGTGATGACTCGGTCGGGGGGACCGAGATCGTGATCCTCGACGGCGGGCCGTTCCAGGTCGGCCAGCCGGTCACCGGCGGCGCGCATTACTGGACGCTCGCGTTCCAGAACGACGGGCGGGCCTACTACACGAGCGACGACGTCGCCGGTGAGCCGCAATACCTGCTGCGCCAGTGGATCAACATCGCACCGGTTGACGTCTCGATCGCTTCGGCGTACGAGATGTACTTCGCGCCGGTGAATCCCGGATACGATGCATACTTCACGGCCGGCACGCTGCGAACGTGGCTACCGCTCAGCGCGACGCAGACTTTCACGCTGGGGCCCTTCGAAGAGATTGACCGGGTTCCGGTCGCGATCGATGTCACCATCCGCCTCGCGAGCGATGGATCTGTGCAGACGGTCGCGCGCTTCACCGTGACCATGAACATCATCGACCTACTCTGAGGATCGAACGAGATGAGCCTCTGGACCGATTACGCCGAAAACAAGCTGGTCGACAAGACTCGCGGCACGGCGCCGACCTACCCGGCCAGCTGGTTCA